GGTTTCTTCGGATCGCCAAACAGCATCTCGGAAAATTCAGTGATCGGGCCGTCATCGCCCATCGAGATTCCGCCGCTCATGTCATATCTCCTTCATGTAGTGCGTTCCAGCCGGGGCATACCCCCGCCGCTTCATAATTTTGTCCTGCCGTTCACTGCTTTCCGCAAAATGCATGTATATCCGTTTGGCCCGCTGTTCCTTGGCCCATGCTTTGAACTCGTTCAAGAACGCTTGCAGATGCCCCGTCTGTCCCGGAAGAAGCATCACGCCGATCTGTGTCGCGATCTTCGCTCCTGTGAACATCTCAACTGACAAACCCCCGAGGAAGAACCCGATCAACTCTCCGCCTTTCACTGCAAACCGGATGAATATGTTTGGATTGCCCAGTGCCCGGTAAGCAGCACGGACACAGAGAATGGGGTCGGGGGTCAGACTCCCTCTGTATTCCTGCGCCAGTCGGCGAAGAGAGGGGGTCAGCAGGCGAATATCCGCATCTGTCGGCTCAAAGATATTCATACCTTCACCCTATCGTAGTTTACATAATACGTCAATCACTTGATAGACTCCTGCCTCGACCCGAGCGTGTCCTGCTCGACATGGACATCCACACCGAGCAAGAAAATGTTGTTGCCTGCCAGGCTCTCGGTCGTTCCTGCAACGCGCTTGATACGCATGAGCAGGTAGCTGGAGATGGTGCCCTGCCCTGTTGCCGGGGTCAGCGAAGCCAATCCAAACACTTTATGGGTTAGCGCCGCCGCGTCCTTGAACGAACAATCAACGGTTGACAGGGTCGCAGGTGTTCCGAATACTCCGTCCAAACCGCCCCACATATACTCGACCTCGATGCCGACATTGTAGGCGGTCGATCCGACAGCCGCCTTGTTGACCAGGTGAATGTGCAAGTCTATATCTGTTCCGACCTTGTATCTGTGGTTCAACTGAATCTGGCTGTGAATCTCGTCGGTGAGGTCGAAGCGATACTGGTAGATGCCTCCTGCCAGAACATCCAGCGTCAGGGCCGTTCCGCCGACTCTCATAAAGTTGACGGCGCTCTGAGAATCGTCGAAGGTAGTAGCAGCTCCATACGCCACGAGCGTGCCGTCAGCTTCAAACTCGGAATAGTTGGTGCCAATAGCGCCGATCTTGGCACCTGTGGCACCGAGGGTGGTGACCATGACGCCGTTCGTGAAGTCTACGCCGGGGTTCACTCCGATGATGCCTTCCGTGGCGCTGGAAGTGATAACGCGCCCGATGAAGGAAACATAGTTGGGGAAGGAAGGGGCTGTCTTCGTGAACGCCCCGGCGGTGGCGGCCGATAGGTATATCTTGTCGCCAGCCGTATAGGAGGAAGTGTCGAGGCCACGCACAAGGCCGAAGACCGTGATATAGCCGGTAGTGTTGTCCTCGATTGTCTCGGTCGCCATGCCCGTTATCTTGGCCGTTGCGGCGGCATCCGCTTTCGCCAGTGCAACGGTGGGACGGTTGTCATGCTGCCCGTTCACATACACGACTTGCCCATTCAAAATATCCGCTCCGGTTTTGTTCAGAACTCTGACGTGTAGTTCCTGGCCGATCTGGAGAACGGTTTCTGGCCCGCTGAGTTTTACTGCTAGAGTCTTGGCATCCGTGTCCCAATAGACCAGCCCTTCGGCGGGCGTGCGGGCGGGACCGTCGAGGTCGATTTGAAGATCGCTGACGGTCTTGTTCTCGATCTGCTGCACCGTGTTCGTGCCTACAACGGCGCTTGTCGTGCCGATGCCATGCACGTTCGTTGAGGCTTGTCGATGATCCTCATACTTCTTCACAAGCGCATTTGTAACATGCTTGGAGCCTGACCCGTCTGAGGACGTGTCGTCGGCTTGAAGCACGGAGGAAAGAGAAGAGTGCGGGTGGGCAGAGTCGGCGTCACGGGATGTGAGCAGATTGTGATCCTTGGTTCCGATGTCCCCAATCGAGCCACCCGTTTTGTCGATGATATCCCAATCGAGAATACCGGCACGGTCGAGGTGCCGGTAAACTTCATACAGCCAGCGATACAGACGCAAGACATATTCTTGCGTCTGTTCGCCGTTCTGAAGCCGAGGCGCTTCGGGCGGTTGCAGCTTTTCCGATGTGCTCACCGCAAGACCTCCACGTCTTCCTCAATCGCCTGCAAGACCAGCGCCACTTCTCCGCTCATTCTCAACTGGTACTGGCGAGCACGGTAGATGCCCCGCCGGAACAGTTGCACATGGAATGCAGTCTCGCCCAGGTTGCCCATGTCCACTTCTTCCCATGTGCTCCAGGTTTGATTGCCGTCATCGCGATAGCGGATCGTCAGCATCGGAGGATTGACCCCGACCAGTTCACCCCGCTTAAGCCGGAAACGGAGCAGGCGGGCACGCTTGCGTGCATTGGTTCCGTGGTCTATCCAGCAAGTCGTCACTTCGTTCACAACCGATATACCGCCGTCGGCATGGGTCGTGTTCGACAGTTCGTAAACAGTGCCGTCGTTCTTGGTAGAGGCGATCAGATGCTTATTCCAAGAGATCGCGTGGATGGCGGCATTGGCGTTCCATTTGCGCCACTCATACTTCTGGCTGTACCACTCTGACCACTCGGCCCACTGCTGCGACGTGTATTCATAGGCGAACGTGCGGTTCTCCGTGGGGAAGGTGATGATATACCAGTTCTTGCCCCCATAGGTCAGCGTGAAGCCCCGTGCATCTTCGACTGTGGTTAGAGCCTGGAACACGGAATCGAAAGCGCCGGAGAGAACCTGCGGCACGTTGCCCTGGAGCATGCAGATTTTGCGCTCGTGGTCGAGCCAGAACCATGTGTTGTTGGCTCCGACGAAGGAAAGAGGGGCAAGGACACCTCGTTCGATGAAGGCACCTTCGCGGCGGGCGAAAGGAGAAGCGGGGAGGGGGTTACCGGCGTTATACCAAAGCTCGATAGAGCGGCGGCCACACACGATCAGATCACGCCACCCCGCGACAAGAGTGTTCATCTTGTCGGGTGCGCCCTCGGCCTTGTCGCCCGCATACCATGTCGGTTCGGCGGTAAGCGATTCCGTTGAAGGCTCGGCAAAATACATGAGATCATCGGCTGTGTTGAGGGCGAGGATATACCCGTCGAGGAAGGCAAGCTGTGTGACAGCAGTAGGGAGAGTACCGAGGGTGCAGAAGGAAACGGAAGACGTGTCGCCGAGCCATGTGGCAACAGACGTGCCCCACGCGATGTAAAGACGGTTGGCAGTCGAGGCAAACACGGGGGAACAGGGGGAGGGGACGGTGACGCCTGGATCGAGGGTCAGTTCGACCGGGGTTGTGGAGGAGGAAATTTGCGCGAATATCTTCCCGCCCGTGACATAGATGGCGAACTGTTTTTCGTCCCACCAATACATGCCATCAACAGGGGCGGAGGTGCCAAGAGCGCGATAGGACAAAAGACCGGGGCGTGATCTCCACGCCCCAGCCTCGTCAATATACCCGTTCTTCAGATCGACGCATCCGCCGACCTGCGATACCTCATCGACGTTTTTGTAGATCGGCAGGAACTTCAGCTGTTGGATCATGGCTTACCTCACTGGACCGGCCAGAGATGCACCCTTACAGATACCGTGTCGGTCGCGTTGTTGTAGCACCGGACATATCCGTCTGCTTCATCATAGTAAAGGTAGACCAGATCGGAGGGGCGGGCGAAAGAGTTGATGCAGATATGCTGTGTGGCGGTTGCGTCCTTCACTTCGTACGTGAACGTGTAGTTGTCAGTCTTGCCTGTACCGATGCTGAGAACAGCGGTGTCCGTGGCGGCCGCGCAGGAGACCCACCCGCTGCTGGCGATGCCGAAAGTCTTGTTAGTAAGGGTTTGGGTGCCCGTAAGGGTGGCAAAAGAGGAGGTGGCAAGACCGGCGAAAAACTGGGCGTCGAGGCCGGAGGCGGCGCCGTCAACGGTCTTGATCTTCGTCAACACGTCGGAAGCAGAGTAGGTCGCGGAAGCGACGAAATCGGTGGCATGGTACGTGTCGAGCTTATCAGCGTCGATGCCGGAACCTGACCCGTCAACGGCAACGACGGCGGCGCGGAAATTCGTGGAGGCGCCGGTAACGGTGAGATCGCCGGAGACGGTGAAATCGCCAGACGCGATCTGGTCTTCACCGCCATAGAAGGCTTCAACGGCAAGAGCCGTGAAGACCGTGTTGGTTGCGGAGTCTTTCACAACCACATCATACAGGCCGTCGCCATAGACGAGAGCACCACCGGGCGGATGACCCGTCCCGCCGAGAATGATCGAGGTGGCGGTGCCAGTTTTGTTGGCGGAGGTCCAGATGTTTCGGGCATGGGCGGCGTTGCCAGCATACCCGGCATCGTAGAAATAGGCGGTGCCGCCGGTAAGAGGGGCGCCATCTTCATCGACAATGCCCCCGGCAAGGAAGTCGAACAGGGCACCAGGATTGGCGGCCCAGCAGGTTCCTGCCACAAGGGCAAAGAGAAAGGGCAGATACTTTTTCATGGCTTGCTCCTCAATAGCAGGATGCGAGACGGTTGCTCGTCGGGCGTTCGTGGTTGTAGCCTCGGGCAACCGCTTCAAGCTCCAGCGCGGTCATCTTCAACTCTTCACGTTCCTGGATCGGATTCCCATACTCGAACGACAGTCGGTGAGCTAGATGGAATATGATAGCATCTATCCACGACTGGGGGAAGTCTCCGGTACCAGTGACAGCGGTGAAGTCGTTCAGGTAACGGATACGGCGATAATGAAGCACGTAGGTCGTGAGGTCGGGGATGGGCCAAAGCTGGATGGTGCGGGTCAGCGTGCGGTTCAGCCATATCTTCGTGGGGCGGCCGATCTCGTTCTTGTTCGACAGTTCGCCCCACGCCTTCGCATCAACCAGTTCGAGGGTCGTGTCGTATCCGCTGGTGTCGCGAATGAACGCCTGTTCAAGATCGTCAAGGGTTGGATCGAGGACCATGTTGTTGGAATAATAAGTGGTGGACGTGGCCCAGACAGTTGTCGTGGCAGTCGTGGTTTCGAGCCAGTAACTCGTCCAGTTCTTGCCCGTGATCGGTTTGTTGTCAGAGTCGGAGATGTGGCTGTTGATGCAGCGGTAATACTTGCCGTCCGTTCCGAGCACGGAACTGGGCGTGGTCGAGAGGGCCACATACATCCAAGCAGTTGTCCAGAAGTGAACGCCACGGTCCTGGAAGGAACGAATGAGGGCACCGAGGGCTTCGCGAGCGCAACTGATCTGCGCGGCGCTCGGTTGCTGGCCTTCCTGCGTGACGCCAAGGATGCGGAAAACACGGGACAGGATTTGGGATTCGGTCACGTTATATGCGAAAGCCACAACGTCAGTTCCTCCTACGCTCACAAAATAGTTGGTCGGGTAGCCGGGGATACCCTGAATGTAATCGGCCGCCGTAAGGGGCACCGAGTCGGTGACAGGAGTCACAACACCGGGGTCTGTCACGCTGTCGTCAGTGGGGTTGATGACTTCCTTCTCGCCCGAGTCGCCCGTGTCTTCGGGGTAAGGGATCGGGGGCTGGGTGACAGTAACAACCGGCAAACCGGTGTCGGGGTCTTCTGTCACGGTCGTGCCGGGCGGGGCGGGGATGGTGGTGATCGTTACGGTCGTGCCAGGTTCCGTGGTCCCGCTCACGGTGTCGGTATAATGGGGACCACTTAGTTCGTGGTCGGTTGCCTGCGCCCCTGTAGTAGAATCAAAGTAGGTTGTGTAGATATGGGTATAGAACGGGAGGGCAGAAGAGAAAGACTTGGAGTAGCTTTCCGGCGTTATGGATAAACTTTCTTCCGTACCAGACTGGTCCCCGGAAATAGGTTGCCCATCGATATACTTCTCGCCGTCCCATATCTGCCGATTGTCAACAACGACCGTCTGGCCGGAATAAAAGGATAGAATATTGTATTCGACGTTCGCCACTGGTGCACCGGCGATGGTCGCGGGGGCATTGAACGTCCACGCTTGTGTGGCGGCAGGCGAAGCAAAATTGATTTCGCTATACCAATCTTCGGTATTCAGTTCTCGCCGCAGGATAGAGCAAATCCGTTTAGCGGCCTGGCTGAACTGAATAACCGTCGCATAGGCAATTCGCGCCGCCGACTCAGTATCATACGGGAGCGTGGCCGTGGAGAGCGTTACATTATCGGCATCGGAAGTCGTGATCTTGAGCGAATAGTTCGGATCTTGGATACGGGGGTTGCCGATCCAAAGAAGGGCGGGCGTGGTCGATTTAGTAAACCCAAAGGCTTTGGGATAGTACCCTTCCGGTGTATCGGGGATACTTAATTCCCTGTAAATAGCATAGATGTTGTTTCCTGTGCCCCCGTAATCCTCCAGAACATCGCCCATATCTCCAGGACTGAGACTGACATCCATTTCTAGGTCTACATCTAGGATGAGGCTGATAGTATCACTGCCATTCAGAGCGTAGCCAAGGTGCATCGTACCGTGAGATGTTACCCTACAACCACATTGGGGGACCAGGGTTTCTGCCGGGTCTACTGATCGGTCCTCGATCTGGATAAGGAAACGAAGATAGCGGGGGAAGCCAAACAAGGCTCCAAGCGAGTGGGTAGGCAGCACATCTAGCGGGACCGCCGACATAGGGAGAACGTCTACATAATACTCCCAAAAATGACCTGGCTGCGGCCACCTATACACGCTACCAGCCCAATCTGAAATTGGGGCAGGATTCGTATGCACATAGTGAACCGCGTAGTGAAAATAGTACCTATCAGTTACGCCATCCTCATAAGCGCAGGTAATACGACCTTGTACCCACTTAAACTGCACCGACTTGTAATACTCATTCGCGCCGAGAGAAACTGACATGGCAGGAATGCTCACGTACGCGGTTATAGAGCCGTCCTCATCCGGGTCCCCGGCACCCACCAATTTTTCGTATGTGGGTAGTTGAGCAACGTGGTATCCTACAAACTCATCCGTGTCAATAGTGTGGACAGCATACCAGATCGTTCCGGTAGAAGCGTAACGAAAATAGACATCTTCAGTTATGGGAGCATTGTCGGGGTCCTTGCCCACACGGAACTTGATTGAGATTTGAGTGTACGGGAGTTCAGCGTAGGGTAGCCATTCGGATTCAGCAACAGCATGGGTATCGAGATTGTATATCCCGGAAATATCAGTGGGGGACGGCGCTGTCCAGTCCTCCCAATCGTAAGTGGTGCCCGCCGGTCCTGGAGCTTCAATCTTGACCTGTGCGGAGATATAGTACAGGTTTGCCACGACCTCACCCCCGAATGAAGTAGGGGGAGGTTGCCCTCCCCCGGTTGACTTAGTAGTCGAGCAGAGCTTCGAGCGCGTCGAGATCGTCGGGGTTGGAGTCGAAATGATAGAGGGTCACGGTCGAGGAAGAGGTGGCCCAGTTGAAGTTTGTCGTGCCGAGCGTGAAACCGGCGGCGGCATCGGCGTTGATGTCAACGCGTAGAGCGCCAACAGCAAGCGAAGAGGCAGGGACGGCCGGGAGAACAGGGGTCGATCCGATGGTCACAGCAGTGCCCTTCGTCGCGGCAAGCGTGCCAGACGAGTTGAGGGAGAGCAGGTAGAAGCAGGCGGTGCCGGTGGCCTGAGCGGCGGCAGATACGTCGGCAATCTCATCAGCGGCGGCTTTGGAATAAAGCGCCCCACCGATCATGTAGGAGAAGGTGTTGCCGAAGTCGAAGGTGGGGCCGCCCGCAGCGTGTTCATGCAGATTGGGATCGGACAGGACACGGGTGCCCTGAAGATTGGCGATGATGCGAAGAGCCTCGACGAGGTCGCCCTGATGCAGACCCTGCTTGGTGATGGGTTTGTCAGCGAAAACGGGCAACGTGGCGAGAAGAAGGGCAAGGACGAGAAACATGCGCTTCATGATTTGTCTCCTTTGCAAAGAGGGGGAGGGCAAGGATATGCCCTCCCCCGGTCCTGTGGGGTTAAGTGTCAGCGAGCAGCGTCGGAAACCGCATACACGCAGAAGAAGGTCACGACGGCCTTGGAAGCGGTCGCGGCACCGATGGTCACTTGGAGCGTGTCATCGGCGGCGAGGAGCTTCGTCACGAATCCGCCTTTGTCATCGTCGGCACCGGCCGTGGTCATGATGACCTGATTGTCGGCCGTGTGCGCAGTCGCAGGAAGACCGGTGATCGAGGCCGTGGGAATGTTGAGGGCGTAGGTGACGGTATCCTGGTGCGTGTTGGCAATCGCGCCAATCATCAGAGGGATGCAGCCTTTCGGCAGACGGAGAACGTCGAGCGTCCCGGCGGCGGCCGTGTTTTCGAGGGAGAAGTCCACCTTCTTTTCGGCGTAGACGATCTGGGTGCCGAGAAGCTGATGGGCGGGGAGAGTCAGGAAGGTCGTTGAGTTTCCCATGATTTGTACTCCTTACCGAACGTTGGTGGTGCGGCCGGACACGCGGGTGTCGGCAGTGTAGAAGGCGATGGACCCGTAGTCTTCGGAATTGAACTGCGGCTTCTGGCACTTGGCCGTCATGCGCCAGCAATAACCCTTGAACTCTTCATAGTCCTCGTCTTCCTCGACGATCGAGGGGCGCTCACCCCATGCCCAGACAAGAGCCTGAGCGCCGAGCAGAACGCCGTGCGAGTAGGTGACAGCCGCGCCGCCACCGTTGCTGTAGACCGGAACGTTGTCGTGACTGTGGATGATGACGCCATCCCAGACACCGACCATGCCCGAGAAGATCGGGTTGGAGGAACCGCGTTCGGCGGCTTCGCGCTGGGCCTGGATGAACTCGCTGTTGCGCTTGAGGTCATAGACCTGATCCGGGGAAAGAAGAAGGACAAGGTATTCTTTGCCTTCGACCTTGACAGGGCGCAGGGGGACGAGAGAGGAAGAACGGCGGGTGAGGGCGAGAACCTTGACCTTGGAGATCATGGCGGGGGTGATGACATCACCGGCTTCGAGGGTCGCGACCGAGGTGGCATCGCCACCGTAGACGGCTTCCGTCGGGGTCGCCTTGATAGCGTCGAACGCCATCTGGTCGATCTGCTCGGAACCCCAGTCAGTCAGGGCAGAGCGGATTTCGGTCGGGATGTCACCAACGAAACGCTGGCGGGTAAGGGCACCGTCGTCCATGATGGCGTAGCGGTACCGTTCGAGAGTGACGTTGAAGGAGTAGAAGTTCAGGCGATCTTCTTTTCCCTTAACCGTGGCATTGCCGGTGATGGGCGAACCCGTCACGCGCATGCGAATGCCGAAGGTCATCGTCTCGCCCTTCTGCTTGGTGAAGTCCGTCTTCTCGTGGATGATGGAATCGCTTCCACCCATGAAGCGGGAGAAGTAGGACTTCTTTACCTGGTCGAGGAAAAGCTGGCGCTGAACAATGATTGGCGCCAACGCATGTCCAGTGGTGATTTCAGTACGGGCCATGGTAGAACACTCCTTTTATTTATCTGGTACCTTTGAGAATCTGGTCTTCCAGTTTCTTCAGGTCTTCCACAGACATCCGGTCGATGTCGGCTTCGGTAAGATTGTCGAGAATCGCGTGCTTCTTCGGACTGGGCGCGGTCGTGGTGGCGACTGGTTTGGCACGGCCCGCCTGCTGAATCTTGGAAACCATATCGGCCGGGCGCTTCTGCGCCTCCGCCAACTTGGCTTCCAACTCTTTGATCCTGCGGTTCGCTTCCAGACGTTTAATCAACTGGAAGGTGACAGCCGGGTTGAGAGTAGCAACCGGATCGTTCTTGAACTGTGTGAGCAGGGCATCGGGGGCTTTGTCTTCCTTCATAAGCTCAATCAGGTCCGGCACATGGGTGTCATAATCGGGTGCCCATGCCGTGATCGCTTCCTGAGCCTGTCGCCGGAACTCACTTGCCTCCTGTTCCTGCTGAGTCTGGGCTTCAATCTTGCGCTGTTCGTGTTGCTTGAGTGCCTTCTTCAGAGCCTCTTTGGGGGAGGCAATCATCTCTTCGTCGGTGATGTCGAGTTCGGGTTCGGGCAGTTTCTCTTTCAACTGCTTGCGAAGTAGCCCCACCTCTTGATTCCGCTGGAGGATGAACGCTTCCTTGTCCTGGACCTGCTTGAGCAGTTTCGCGTTCTGCGCCTTGATCTCCTCCAACATCTTGGCAGGGTCTTCAGGTGCAGGCGTCTCTTCCGCTGTCGCTTCCGGTTCGGCTGGCTCTGGGTCCGGCTTTACCATGTCGTCAAGCATCGCTTGCAGGTCTTCGCTCGACTTGCTGTCCAACTCTTGTTCGTTGATCTGGTCTTCTGACATCCTTGGTACCGTCCTTTTCGGAGTGTTCGGATAGATGCCTCTACCCTTATTATGTAAACCAACCGGGTCGCCGTGTCAAGTGGCTACCCGGTTTGTTCCCGCATTTTGCGCCTCATCTCTTTATGAATGGCACGATGTTCCTTGTTGGAGGATAAAATCTGCAAATTGTCTAAATTATTGTTCAAGGGATTTCCGTCAATGTGGTGGACGATTTTTCCTGTCAGGTCAACGCCGAGACGCTCCAACAACATTCGGTGATAGAGCTGTTGCCCTTTACCGTCCCCCATATCTATGACAACTCTGCGCCCCTCTGGGTGTAGACGCAAATTGCGCCCCTCGAAAAAGCCCAGAAAAGTTTCTCCTATTTTCCCGCTGGAGGAACACGATCTGGAACAAAATATTCCCGTACCTGCACAAATCTGTGAACGAGTAGGAATGAAGTCTTCTCCACAAAATTTGCATTTTCGATGTGTGTCGGGCAACTTCTTAGAGGAAGGTCTGCCCTTCATGAAACCCGGTTTGCCTTTTTGCAGCCTCTCCCCCTTGCATTTGCGAGAGCAGAACCTACCTTGTCCCCGCGAAAGTTGTTGATTGGTGGGGCGAAAAGATTTGCCACAATGTTCACATGCCTTTATCATACAGCCTCCTATGTTGAAGTCTGTATCATACTTAGCATGAATCCCGGTCGTGGTCAAGCCATAGGCTCCTGTGCTTTGCCCTGCATACGGCTCTGTGCGGCGATTTTCGACTTGTCGAGTTCCGTTTGATATTTCTTGTCCTCGGCGGCTTTCTGTTCCTGCTTCGCCATCTGGAGAGCCTGGAGGATGCGATCTTTGTTGGGTATGGGGGCAACTTCAAGAAGGGCCTCGGGCGGGATCGGCACGCCACGACCGGCCATCTCCATGAGCAGCTGGAGGTTGGCAAGCTGAGTGGTCGGGGTGGCACCGGCTTCACCGACTTCGACATCGTAGGCAAGCAGGTCTTTGTCATAAAGGCGCGACTCAATCATCTGGAGCACCTGCTGGTCGTTGGGATCGACGGGCTGACCGGCAAGTTGGAGCTGACTGTTGCGAGCTGCCTCGACGCGGGCCTGATCCATGACAAGGCGGGCGATGCGCCTCGGGGTGTATATCTTGGCGATCCATTGGATGAGGGTGCGGCCGAGGTCTTTCTTCAGCCGGGCCATGTTGTCGAACAGGTACTCGTTGCCGACAAGAGCCTGGCGCTGACGGTGCATGAGCACGACACCGGAGTCGGAACGGTCCTGTGCGCCAAGGAGGGAGGAGTTGACATTGGTGACATCGCGAAAAGACTGAAGAGAAGCTAGTTCAAGCTGGACAACTCCGGGCTGAACCTGCCCGGCTTCGACCTTGTGAGGCGGGCGGGAGATGTCGCGAATCTTGGCGACAAAACCGGCAGTTGCCGCGTCTCTTTTGAACTGTTCCTCGGCGGCCTTGCTGGCAAACTGGCCCTCTTCCATGAACCAGCCGTTGTTTATGGAGGTGTTGACTATATCGACCATTTGGCTCCGGCGCTTGTTCAGTTCTCGCTGGGGGTCTTTGCTTCGCTCGATCTTGCCAACGAACACCGGGCCGCGTTTGTAAGCGTAAGCCACAAGCACAGAGAAAGCAGGCCCGGTAGAGTTGGGAGGCACAGGTAGGTCGGGATAATAATCATCGAGGAGAGTAGAACCTGCAATGACAGTTCTGCGGATTTTGTGGCGCTTCTGCTTGATCTGCTGAAGGCTGGAGCCGGGCAGGAGCGTCTTGAGAGAGGCGCGGAGCTGGGCGGGAACGTCGAGGTCGGAGATGACAAAGCCGGTCGTGGGATCGAGGTAGAGGTTGAGCGTAAAATACTCTTTCTCCTCGCATTCCATGAACCTGTACTCTTTGGTGTGGGGGTTGACGAAGAGGGAGGTGTCAGACAGGCCGGAGAGATCATCTTCTGTGCCTCCGTATTCGGAGAAGGCGTCGATTCCGGGGTCAGGCTTTTCGGCAGTTTTGAAGGAGTCGGGGTAGAGTTGCTTGAGTTGGCGCTCGGTCATCCAACGCCAGCGGAAGAAGTATTCGCAGTCGGAGGCATCGAGTTTGAGATGCGGGCCAAAGATGTACTGGTCCCACGGGCCGTGCTGGACCTTGAGAAAGCCCTCGACGTTGGAGTCATAGTCGGGGTAGCACTCGATGATACCCCTGCCAACGGCGGTTTGGTTCTCGAAGGCGGAGACTTCTTCATACTCGAAGTTGTTCTGAGAGAGTATCTGCTTGATGGCATGGGTGAGGGTGTCGGCGATGAACTGGTCGCCTTCGGCTTGCGGGAAGATTTTGATGTCGGTGCGGTTCTGGCGGTAGATACCTGACAAGGCTTCGATCATGGGGGCAACGTGATTGATGGTCAGGGCGGCCCGGTTCTCGGAAGCGAGCTTGGTCTTGACGGTATCATCCCACTGGTCGCCTTCAAGAAAGGCAACAGACTCTTTACCTGCCTCGATGGAGTCACGCTCGTAATCGTATGCTTCCTGAAACTGGAGCAGCTTGCGGTTGATGACTTCCTTCTCGTCTTCGGTGGCAGACTCGGGCTGAGGAGGAGGCAGAGGAACGGCACGATGGTCGTGCCCGTCTCGGGGCAAAGGGTCGAGGACAACAACGTTGTCGATCATGACACCGGTATGCCGGTGGTCGCGATTGATGGTAGTGGAGACGCGGCCCTGGGAGTCGATGTAGATGACATGGGCATGGCCGGGACGGCCTGCGGCCTGGGGAACCGGATTCGGTTCGGCATAGAGGATTCGCATGGTTTACACTCCCATCCAGCTTCGGTTGATGTGGTGAACGCGTCTCTGGCTTCGTGACGATTCGCGTTCGCGTTCCTGTTCTTTGCGGGCGACAACGAGGGCGGTATCGGGTGCGGTCATGGTGAGCATGAGGGCATCGGCTTTATTGGGGGAGGGCATGTTGCGCTTGCGCATTTCGAGTTTTGTTTCCACTTTTACTTTGCCGTGATCGTTTACGCCGAACTTGATGCCCGACAGTTCGGAGATGAGTTGCATGTCGGGGCAGGAGGCAAGGGAGATGCGGTTGTGCTCGAACCGCTGGCGCAGTTCCCACCACAGCTCGTCACGGAGACGGACAAACTTGTCGGTGCGAGGGGCGATGCCGACGTTCACGGCGTAGACATTCGGCACACCTTGTCTGCGCAGTTCGTCATAGACACCGACACCGAGGCCTGCGGCGTCTATGTAAATCGCCTGCGGATTCCAGTCAGCGGCACGCATGGCGACCCATCGGGAAAGTTCGACGGTATCCACCTTTTGCAGTTCATGCAGTTCATGTATAACCGGTCCCTGTCGGACGAGTATAACGGAAGAATCGTCTCCCTGCCGGGCAACATCGACGCCAAAAACAACCGGATCATTCGGTTGCGTTTCGAGTTGGAGTTCCTTCGCATTGATGCACCATTCATAGGGGATGAGCGAGTCGGAGTCTGCTTCAGGCGGTTCGCCAAGGACAGAGACACGGTACTCGATGGAGTTGCGGCCGAACTTCTCGCGGAGATACTCGATCTGGTCAGGGGTGACCATATCGGACTCCTCGGCGTTCCAGTGCAGGGGAATCCAGTATTTTGCTTCGGCGGCAAAGTGGGTGTCAATGGCAAAGCCGGTGCGTCGAGTAGGGTTGAAGAAGAGAAGGATGAAGTTGACGGGATCGGTGAGAGTAGTGTCGAGGGGCTGGAAAACAGGGTCGGGAATACCCGAGGCTTCGTCCATGATGAACATCATGTAGCGCGAGTGCTTGCCCTGAAGGACTTCGACCTGCTGGTCGGCCGGGATGTTGGGACCGGCAGAGTTACACTGGACAAACCAGTTCTTACCCTTCTCGGGGGCAGACTTGAGACGCAGACCGGATGCCATAAGGTCATACTCTTCGGAGAAGAGACAGGCTGGGTCGCCATTGATGCGGCGGGACTTCCACTTGGCAAGTTCGGCGACAAGGTTGGATTGGAGGTTGGTCATGGAAGGAGCAAGAAGATAGGTTTTGGATTCGTAGAAGCAGGTGAGGAACCAGAAGACAAGGATGGCAGCGGCGGCGTCTTTGCCCACGCCTTTACCGGCTCGGACAGAGATGCCGCGTTTACGGGCGTAGACTTTTTCTTCAGGGGTGAGGGGGAGGCCCTCATCGACTTTGCACTTGGCATTCACAAGCCGTTGCAGTTCTCGGAACAGTTGCAGTTGCTGGGTTCCGGGGTTGAACTTGAACACCTGCCGGGCGAAGAGAAGCGGGTCATGCTTCCAGAGTTTGATCTGGTCGATGGCATTCTGCTCATGGGCAAGACGGTCGAGGTTAGCCATGCCATTCATCCTCCGGGTCAGGGTCAGCATCTGGGTCGGGCAACGCGGCCTCGATAACCGGAACATGGGCTAATTGAGCGTCTTCGGGTGCGGCGTCTTTGGCGCGAGTGGGAGTTGCTTTGGCAATCAGAGAAACAATTGAAGCGACCTGATCGACAATGGCCTGAGGATCGGGCTGTGTGAGCTGCTTGAACTTGTCCATCAGGATACCGGCGGCGATGGCCCTCTGGGAGAGGGGCGTTTTGCGAAGCTCGATGGCTGACATGTCATCAATGGACTGGACAAGGACAGCAGCGGTGTTGAGGGACTTGGCCGCAAGCTGGAGCTTGTACTTGTCGAAGGCAGAAGGGTCGTCAGGGGCAGGGGGAAGATCGGGGGGATTGGTCTTGCCTGCGCCGATGCGGCCCGGGGCAATCTGGCTGGCCTGCTCCATGATGGAGACATAGTTGTTGGTGGCGGAAATGGAACGACCCACAGCCCGGGCGATGTCGTCCACAGCCATACCCGTGGCACGCAGTCGCCGGATGTGCTCTTTTTCCACCTCTGTCAATCGAACCGCCATGCAATTTTCCCCTTACAGCCTGAATATACGTGCGAGCTGCGCACAAAGTCAAGAGGTTAGTAGGGAATTTTTCTGGGGAGAAACTGGCCCCTTTAGAGGAAAGTGTGTGGGAATCAGGGTTAGGCAACGAACGCTTTTTGCAAAACCGCATGGGATCTGCGGCGAACCGTTATTAAAGATTTTAGCGTGCGCGTTCCTCCCCCTCTCCCCTCCCCCTGTCCGTCACGATCCGGCCTGGTTCATCATCATTATTCTGATAGGTTTACATAATGGTTATTATCAGTCAGTAGTCGATCAGGCTCAAAACCGCATCACCGCTACATTCCCTTGTTTGTTGCCGAATATTCAGCATGGACACACCCGGGCACGTGGATTTTTTTGATCGGAAATACGGCTATATGGGTGCGACAAAAATGACGCACTATTACGGCGACGGTGCGATGACGGGAAAAAGGGAAAACGGGAAAAGCATTTTGGGACGGAGAAACCGATCAGCAGAGAGTTTCGAGGGTAAAATAAAATTTATATAAAATTGTCTTGACATTGCGGCAACATTGGATTATTCTTGAATTAACGATCGAAAAACAAAAAACGAAAGGAGAGACCAATTATGCCCGAACAAAGAATCATGGAATACGCCCTCTCGATCGTGCGCGACAAGGCGCTGAAAAAACAGACCCCCCACATGGCGGGGCGAATGGGGAGTCAGCACGGATGGCACCATGTAACAGATACGCACCGGGCGCTATCCTGGCGGCCTAAGTCACCCCTGCCCGATGGCACGTACCTGCTCGACCAAGTAGGCTGCCCGCCCGATACGGGCGGCCCGAGGTACCCGCAGATAGGGCGCGTGAATACGTGCATCCTGGGGGATACACGGAAGCCCATTCCGACGCCCAATTTTACCGGGATAAGCATAAAATCGGGTGTTATCGGTATCCCGCTCGACGCCGACGAGCCGCTTGTAATCCTCTCACCCGCCGACGATGGCGATGCAGGATATATTTATATCAATGCCGCCTACCTGCCGCCGGAATGGCTACTAGAAGGCGTTTGGACCATTGCGCCGGACGGGCGGCCGGAGTCACAACCTCTGACGATCACGGGTGAGTATGCAGGTATCAGATACTCTTATTGCGTCATGCCCATGGCAATCGCGAAACGGGAGGCAAAATAATGAAACAGTCAGAACGCGAAAAAATGGAATCCAGAGAAAGACTACTCGAAATTTTGAAGCCGGGCATGACGGTATTTACCGTGCTAAAACACGTATCGGCGAGCGGAATGTCACGGAGTATCCAGCTTAAAATCGTCCAAGATGGGGATATCTGTGATATCTCGTGGTACGCGGCCCAGGCGATGGGGGATAAAATCGACTCGAAACACGGCGGTATTAAGATCGGAGGGTGCGGGATGGATATGGGTTTTGCGCTTGTCTACAACCTGGGCAGGGTGTTGTGGCCTAAGGGAACGGATAAGCCGCACGGGACACGCAACGGCGAACCGGACCGAGACGGCGGATACGCGCTCAATCAGAGGTGGGTATGAGCAAACAGTTTTTATATGATAATATCATACAATAAAGGCGTGGGAAGGAAAAATAAAAAACAGGAGAGACAATATGAATACCTATAGAAACAACAACGACGCATATGGTGAATCAGGCCCGTTCAAGGCCACCAGCCGCGAGGCTCTGGCCGATGAGATGATGCCCACGTTTGAGGAGTGGGCCGACCAGCCCGGAGCGACGCAGACTGTAGACGAAATGCGCCTGGAATTTATCGCCGGGCTGGAACGGGTCTACGATCGCGACGACATGCGCGGTATCTCCATGGGGATCGCCGCCGAGATGAGCGACACCGACTTCGCGATGTTGATCGGCACGAACGGCAAGACTGGCGATGCCCGTGTGATGGTGTTCGAGGTTGCTGGCGTTAGGGTGGCCGCGACCAATGCCGACCCGATCTGGGAGGAGCAGGATGTCGCCGCGTTCGCCGAGATGCTGGCGGCTGAGGGCATCGAATTATGACCGGCAGACTCGGGTTGAAAGGAGAATGAACCATGAAAACATACACCGTAGGGAATAAACGTGTGCGGATTGAGTACGACGACGATACAGCCATGAATCCCCGGGAATGGGACAATCTGGGAACCATCGTAGCATGGCATGGGCGGTATATCTTGGGCGATGAACAACCGAGCGAAAGCGTGGAAGAATGGAAAGAACTCATAACGGAATGGGAGGAAGGCGACGCGGAAACGCCGGGAGAAAAATTCAATCGCCTGTTTGTTTGGCTTCCTGTCTATATGTACGATCATGGCGGCATTACGATCAACACAAGAGGTTTCTCGTGCCCATGGGATTCAGGGCAAATCGGATTTATTTACGTATCACGGGAAAAGCTGGAACGCGAAAAAATGACAGAAGAACACGTGTTAGAATACCTGAATGGCGAGATAGAGGTATATGACCAGTACTTGCGGGGAGACGTTTACTACTTTGTCGAGGAAGAATACGACGAAGAGACGGGCGAATGGGTCGAAGTAGATTTATGCGGCGGATTCTACGGAACAGACTGGAAAACAAACGGAATGACAGACTACTGCCCGTTACTTGCCGAAGAGGGGGGCGTATGGTCCGGCTGAACCTGATACGGGAGGATAAGACAACCACGTTGATACGCGGCATGGAAAGAGTGAAACGGGCGGTTCTACGGCGAGATTGGGAAGGAGCGGAAAGACTCTTGAGGGCCGTATATTTCAAAATTTTCGGAAGGGAGATATAACCATGGGACAGATGCGCAAGGTAAGCAAGAACAACACACAAAAGACAGTGAAGGATGGGGTGGGGCGCGTGATACTGCACGGGACAGAAGTGGTGTATTGGGATGAGAAGGTGATACGGCTTAATAGTGGTGGATGGAAGACGATCACAACCAAGGCACGCATGACGCAGGCAAGCAACGAGTATACGCTAGGTTACAGGGTATCGCAGAAAGACGGCTCATGGTTCGTAACGTTCAAGGGAAAGACGATACCCTTCATGGACGATATGACACTGGAGCGGTAAAAGAGACGAGGGGCGGGCCGCCGGGAAACCGGCGGCCTTTTTCTTTTGCCTGGAACAAATGAACCAGGGAGGAGCGAACGAGCCAAGCAAGGAACGAATAAGCGAATAGGGAGGGCAAGGGAGCGAAAAGTATAGGTGGGAAGGGAAAGATGCTCAAGACAGGGGTGAAGCGAATGGCGGGGTGTTTACGCGCAAAAGAACAGGGTGTCAGAAAGCGGACACTTTTAGGGTAAAGATGCCTCACTTCAGAATACAGGTAAAACGGTAGCAACACAAAGGCAGGACGGTGTTGGAGCGAAGCCAGCACGGGGCGCGAGGCTCGGAAAACGGGAAAAAGTGTCCAGACCATGAAACCGGCAAAGGTGCATGAAAACAAACGTATCCGAAAAGTGAGGGGAAATAAATGTCCAGGGCAAACCAGCACGGGGCGCAAGGATGGCAAGGCGGTGGCCAGCGGAAAAAGGTGCCTGGACGCCTGCAAACGGGCATAAGTGCAAGCGAAAGAACATTGTACGGTTAAAAAGTGTCCACCAGAGTATATATTCCTTTTATTTACACCCTTCCACGTTGTTCTCTCTCACATGTGCATAGTACTTTTCGCTGGACACCTTGGACATTCGGGCTTGTAGTCTACGTCTTAGGTGCTTTGGTCTGGACACTTGCTTGGACACTTTTCGGACTTCCGCTTCGCGGAGGGGCTTCGCCAGCGGTTTTCGGGCATGTGTCCAGTTGGACACTTTTAGGGCTTGACAGTTGCTTGTCGAAGTGATATCATTCTAACTGTAAGATACCTTTATACGAGGAGCCGAGCATGAAACCGCCTAACGAGTTGTTCTCGCCGCCCGAGCCGCGCAAGAATAGGCCGAAGCGAGTGCGTGAGGGACCGAAGAAAAAGCCGGGCCGTAAGCGTATAGCCGATCAACCGACTATTCACTGCATTACGCTTGACAAGAAGCTGGTTGAGAGGCGTAACATGTTATTCCCCGCCGAGTCGTTGAGCCAAACACTCGGCCGTCTATTACGAGAGGAGATTGAGCGTGGTGAGAAGTAACTATTCCCCGAAGACCCTGGCCGAGTGGCTCGCCGGTCTCGGCTCGTTCGACCTGCTGACGCCGCGTGATGCCGCCGACCGATGGGGATGTTCCGTCACCGAGGCTATGGAGCGCCTACACTCCACGGTAGGCGGCCCGCTTGAGATACCCGCCGGGCAGATTGAGCGGTATCGGCGCATACCGTGGAGCCTGACGCCCGCGCGGGAGCCGTCCAGACTGCCGGGATCGCGCGACGAGAGACGAACTGAGCGGCTGGCGATGATCCCAGCGGATGGCGCTCGGAGGTGTGATCTGGCGCGGATGTGGGGGCTGAGTGAGAGAGACATCGACGCGGTGTTACGCGCGATGGTCAACCGGGAACTAATCAAGAGGGAAGGAAAAATATGGAAAAGAATATAAAGGAGGAAGGAATCATGAGCGAGAACACAAAACACACGCCGGGGCCGTGGGTCCAGGCGGACTTTGGAAAACATTTGTTCCACAGACCAGCAGACGCAAGGCTCATATCAGCCGCGCCTGACCTGCTGGCAGCGCTACAGGGCTTGAACTACTACGGGGAAACCGGCAAGGGGTTCTGTTGCTGCCCGCGCCAAAACTGGCAAGACCCGGATGATCTGCATTCTACCGCTTGTCTTGATGCAAGGAAAGCGCTCAGAAAGGCGGAGGGAAGATCATGACCAAGACCAAACTGCGCCCGTGCCCGTTCTGCGAATGCGATGTCGTGGAAACGGTGAAGATTGGCCCAAGATCCTGGGTGGCAGAATGCGACTGGTGCGAGGCACGCACCGGGCCACGCAGAACAAAACAAGCCGCCATCATTTCATGGAACGAACGCGAAAGGCGGGATCTCAACGATCAGCTCTGGTGCCTGATCGAGATCCGCAGAATCGTCGGCGACCCGGAGGGAAGGCTGATGCAGTCAGAACTGATCGAGAAGGTGCGGGAGCTGGTGGAGCGGCGCGAGGCCGCGAAGGGAGAGAAGTGATGAACACCAAAGAAAAGATCGAGGTCATGGCGGCGCATATCGCAGGGAAGAAAATCGAGGTGAGCAGGAAAGGAACGGACCAGTGGGTGCCGATCGATGATCCGGCGTGGAATTGGATACGCATGGAATACCGCATCGCCTTCGAACCGAAGAAGGCTGAGGGCAGGTGGGAACGTAAGCAAATCAGAATATTCGATGACGAATATTCAATCGAATGGGAGCTGGCCGGTGCAGACTACGAACTGGTTCACCTGAGCAGGGTAAACGCTATGCCCGGCTTCGGTGGCATCGACTACCAGAGTCCGTTTGATCCGAAGGTCATCGTGCGGAGCATGGTGCCGTTGATGTTCAGTGGGACAACGGGAAGCTATTATTTTACCGGATACTCCGAAGCGAGCCGCCCCGGCATCCCGGTTGCCGCGTGGTTCTGGAAAGAGGGGGAGAAGTGATGAGGCCCACATGCTTGATCTGTGGCAAAGAGTTTGAATCTACAAGATGTGTCGGCAATGGCGACATGCAAAAGTTCTGGATTTGCGACTCCTGCCGCGCCGACGCCGCGCTGGGACAGAAGCCGGAGACGTGCGTGTGGCG